ACAGGAGAAGCAGAAAACTCACTGGAACCAGCTTTAAGTTCTTTTATTGTATTCTCAAGCTGCTTTGCTAGTTCTACTTCTTGCTTCTTACCTAAATCTTCTAATATATTACGCTTAATTTTATTGTTGAGAAGTTTACCATAGTTTCTAGCTAACGCCGCTTTTAATGTATCTTGATTTCTTAACTTTAACTTTTCAGCTGCTGTTAATTTATCTAAGCTTCTAGATTCAAAAGCACCAGGCGATTGTATACCAGCACGCTCTCTAAACTCTTTTACATCAATCCTAGTAGACTTTATATCTCCTTGGCTTTTCTTACCCATAGATCTCACTCCAGAGCTCTTATATAAAGCTTTAAGTATTGACGGATCTATTTTTAACGATGTACCTTGTTTAGCTTGGTCACCTGTGACTTGTCCTTTTTGAAGTCTTTTTATGTCTTTTAACTTTTGTAAGGCTTTTTTATTAGCTTCTGTAGGATTATTTTTATATTTTTCTTGAGCTTTTTTAATGTCAGCTTCTATAATATCTTTAGGAAATAAATTAGTTTCATTTAAAAGTTTAACGTATGTATCAGATATTTCATATAACTTTTTATTTAAGTTGTAATTTTCTGATTGTTTAACTTTACCATCTTCAACTTTTACTTTACCTTTCTTATCGGTTCTACTATATCTAGGATTTTTACCTTCTAAAGTTTTAACATCAATACCGAATAGATCAGCTGTGTTTTCTTTAGCTAAATCTTCGTTAGTAGAATAATCTAAATCTTCCAGTTTTTCTTTTATGATATTACCATCTTTATCGGTAATCTGTTTCATAAATTCATCTTCTACTTTTTTCTCATACTCTTTTAATTTAGCTGGATCTTTTATTACTCTAGTAGCATCAACACCTGACGTGGTAGGTTTTTCTTTAGTAGACGATTCTTTTGCTTCTAACGCTGCTTGTGGATCTAACGCTTCATCTACTACATCTACTTTACGTTCACCTTCTTTTACTTCTTTATCAAGTTTTACTGTAGGAGCTTTTGTTTCTCCGGCTGTAACTTTGTTTAATACATCCCCATATCTTTTAGCGATTATACCATTCATATAAGCACCAAAATCTTGTCTACCTATTACTTTACCATTTTTGTCTTTTACTACTTTAGCACTAGATGGTTTATAAGTGTTAGCAATTTTTACTAATTCTTCATAATATCCGCTCACCCAACTTTCATATGATTGTCCTTCACCAAAAAAGTTTGGATTATTTTTAGCTTTATTAGCTAAATCCATAGCTCTCCCCATGTTATTGGTTATGAACTCGTCTTTAAATTCTTGAGGAACTTCTTCTTTTCCTTCTTCTACGCTTCGCTTATACTCTTCGTTTTCTAAAAGCCTATCATTGATTTTTTTATTTACTTCAGCAATTTTTTTAGAGTTTTCACTAATACCTTTATCCGAAGCCATCATTTCAGTAGGTTTTACACCATACTTATTTTGTAATCTAATTAGTTTATTTCGGTCTGATTTTACAGCATCTTCTAGTATAGACTTATCTCTTGTTCCACCTTCTAAAATAAAGTCTGCATACTCAGCGGGTTTCATATCTCTCGGAGATATAGATTTTGGTTTTGTTTTTGCAGTAGGTTTAGTCTTAATACCAGTATCAAAACCTCCAGCTTCTGCCATTTCTACAAATTCTGCTAAAAATTCTTTTTCCATAGCAATGTCTCTAGGTCCTCCCGCTTCTACTGACTCTTTATATTCTATATAACCTGGACGCTTTTCCATTTCAGCTTCTATCTTTTCAAACTCTCCACCACGTTTGCTTTTAATCCTAGCTTTTACCTTATCTATATAATCAAATGTTTGTTCTAAAGCTTGTTGTCCAGCTACTTCTTCACTCATTTCCGGATTTTTCTTCATGATATCCGCTTTACGCTTACTAATAGCAGCATCACCAACTAGCAATTCTTGAGACGCATGTCCTAACACTTCATGAGCAGCTGTACCAGGTTTAACAAAGTCTGTATTGAATATTTGTATAGGCTTGTTGTAATTAGGGTTGTTAATAACTCTACCTGTATCTGGATTTATAACTTTTTTACGAGTGTCTATTCCCATTAAACCACTTTCAATCTCACTAAACTCTACACCAACAAATTCTTCTTTTAATTTATTAACTTCAGCAGTGTTACCTTCAAATACTTGATGACCAGCTTTTTTAGCTAAATCAACTGTAGGTTGATATATTTCTGCCATCTCCATTAATCTTTGAGAATTTACTAAAGTAGTATTAGCATTTTCCATTGTAACAATGAGATCTTCATACATTTTTATCTCATTACCTATTTTAATTTCTTCAGATGATTCTTTTCCTTCAGCTTTATAAGTTTTTAAAACTTCTTTTAATCTATTAACCTCCGAACTTAAATTAACTATTTCCATGGAATTTGATATAAAAGCCTTTCCATTCTCACTTCTTAAAGCTTTGGGATCCATACTAAATTCAGACTTAGCATAATCTCCTATTAATCTAGATTGAGCGTACATTTGAGTAGCGGCTAACTCAGACATACCGCCATTAACCATTAGTTCATATATAACGGCTTTACCATCATTTAAATATCCAGCTTCAGTAATATTTAAAATATCCTCAGGACCTATTTGAACTCCTTTGTTTATAGCCATTACAGTAGCATTTAATCTAGCGGTATTGTGAAAAACAGCTAACTCAGCATAATTATTATCTATTATATTTTTTTCAGAAGCTGTTAAATCTTCATATTTTTTACCATATTCTTCTTGACTAGCAGTTTCTTTTTGAGCAAGTTCTTCTTTAGCCATCTCTTCTACAAACTCATGGTAAGATCCTTTTTGTTTTAATTTATTTCCTACACTCTTTATGTATGCAATTTGTTCAGCTACATTTTGTCCGCCTTGTTTTTTTATTTCTTTAATCTTTTTGTTTACAGCTACATCTACGTCTGCATCAGAATGTACTTCAGTTCCTCTTACTTCTTTTAAACCTAATTGACGGTATCCAGAATTCCACATAGGAATATCACCTGCTATCCTATCTACTTCTCTTTTATAAGTTTCTCTAGCTTCTTTAAAAGATTTCATAGGATGCATAATTTGCATTAAAGCAAAAGAAGCATACGTTTCAAAAAGCTGATCACCATCTGTCATGTTATGAAATATCTCATCCATGCTTTGACCACTTATTAAACCTTCTATAGCGTTTTCACCTTGCATCATAATCGCAGCAGCTCCAGGTTGTTTAACTGAAAAATTAATAGCTTTGTTTATAGTTTCTAAACCTGGTGTTGTTTCACTCCATTTTAAAACATTACTTAAAGAGTAATTTCCTTTATTAGCTTGATTTGTCGCTGTTTTATAAAGCGAATTAGTTATTTTATCTCCTATTTTTGCCACACCAAGTCTACCAGCTCCCATTGTTAGAGCCATTCTAAAGTTATGTCCAGCAGACATTCCTTCATTGTTAAAAACTTGCTGTTCTATAACACTAGCTCCTTGTAATCCTACAAACTCAACTCCAACTCCAGTAGTGAACTTAGTAAGAGCTGCAGCTGTTTTTGGAGCCATTTTAATACCAGCAGTTCCCATTCCTCTAAAAAGATTTGTAGCACCCCATCTCATAACATTCGCAACATTACCTGATCCACCAGTAAGTAAAAATGTAGCTCCCATTTCAACTCCCATTTTAGTATACTCAGGTACAGCAGCTCCAATTTTTTCTGAATTACCAATTAAAAGTTGCATGTCGTACTTATCCTGATCTGTTAACTCTATACCACTTGCTTCAATTTCTTTAAATAATCTATGTTTGTTTTCGGTATATGTTAATTCTTCAAAATTCAGTGCAGATCCCCAGTTTCCGGCATTACCCCAAAAACCATCTCTCATAGAAGTAGTCCAATCTACGTTTAAAACTTTAGATATACCTAAAACAGCTCTATCTTCTACTGCATCATTCCAAGCTTTAACTAATGGGTGGTCACTATTAGGAATAGTAGTTAGTTTTGTTGGTAGTTCCCCTGTCTTTGCTATTTCATAAATTTTTTCAAAATCCTTAAAAACACTATCATCATCTCCTAAAGCAGCCATCCATCCTTCATAAGATTTATTTATGAAGCTCATGTCATTTTCACCCTCATAAATGCCCATGCCTTGTTGACTTAATTGGGTTGCGAGTTGAATAATTTCAGCGTTATTTTTCATTATTCTACCGTTCAACCAATCAGCATTAGCATATTGATATTCAGTAATTTTATCTTTAATATAAGCATCGCCTTTTCTCTCTCCCCTAGAATATATAGTGTTACCATAATTACCCTCAATATCTGCATAAATATTTACTTTAGGGTCGTTTAAAAAGTTTTGAGCAGCACTTGCTAATTCGTTTTGAGATACAATATCTTCTGTACTTACAGGATGTTTTTCTAAAGCAACAGCTTGAGCGGCAGCGTGGTTACCTCCATTTTTCTTAAACTCATCCCAATAAGTATTCATTCTAGCTTCATCTAACCTTATTTTTCTTTCATGAAAATTAGTACTTATATCTACTAGCTCTTGTGTAGGTTTAGTAACTCCAAAAACACCATAACCATCAGAAGCGAATATATCTATTTGATCAAAAGTTAAATCTGTATTAACAGCGAAATTAGCTTTAGCATTTATTTCTTCTCTAGTAGCACCAGGATATAACCTCTCTAAACGAGTTGCCATATCTTTAACCTCAGCATTTACAATCTCTGTATTTTCTAATTCTGTAGCTATTTGTTTTAGCCTTTTTATTACAGGAGTGTCACTGTTGTGAATTTGATTCAATAACCATTTAGACTTTTCTTTAAGTAACAGAGAATAATTACCATCAACATTCAACCATTGTAACCTATCTTCAGGATTGGTAGGTATATTCTCAGGTAACATTGAATATAATTCTTGAGCTTTTAAAAGTTCTGCTTCTTTTGGAAATTGCTCATCTAATAACGGTGCAAACGAATTGATAGTTTGTGCTATTTGTTTTTTACCCTCAAGCCCTGATGCTCCAGACCATTTGTACATATAGTTAGTTGGTGCAAGAAGCTTTATATCATACCCCTTTCCTCCTGCAAGAACAAAATCTCTACCTTCTTGTGTTTTTAATATATTATTTAACACCTTGTCAACGTCAATGTCAACAGCGTTTTGTTTACCTATTAATTGTGCGTCGAATTTATATTTTTGTTGTAGTATTTCATCTTGTTCTATGATAGTTTTAAGATTATCTTCAATAGTACCTCCATTTTTACTTGTTAAAGTTATAGCTCTAGCAATATGATTATCTGTAGCTTTGATCTTTATAGTAGCATTATCATCAGAGTTATTATAATCAGGTATTTCAACGTAATAATCTCTATAAGCTTGTCTATCACCTTTTCCTAACTCAAAATCATATACTTCTTCTTCTCTAATATTCCCTTCATCGTCAATGACTGATACTGATGATTTTGCCAGGGGTTTATCACCATAAAAATTTTTAAAACTGTCTCGGCTTGTACTCTTTTCTACATTAATAGTTCCATCATCATTGTATACCTCCTCATGATAAGTTCCTAATAAATCTGGTTGATACTCAACATTTTCGTCAGGACCAATACCAAGTTGCGTAATTTTTTGAAAAGACTCAAAATCTTTAGAATAATCTTTATTTGGATACTCTTTTCTATTATATGAAGTGTTTAAAGGAACATAATAATACTTCTTTTTCCTTTTGTCATATATCTGAATTACATCTTCAAAATTTGTATCTTCTTCAAATTCAAAATTCATATTGAATCTTACGTCATTATTTAAAGCATTAACTAAATTTTCTTCACTATCATAAAAATCCCATTCTTCTTTAGACATTGATTTTCCAGATTGATCACCTATATACGAGAAATTCTTGTAACCACCCTGATTATAGAAATTGATGTCTCCACCTAGTATGTCTGGACCATCAAATTCAGAATCATTAAGACCAATTATTGGCAAGTCTGCTGGTCCCTGAAAGCCTTCCACACTAGTTGCTCCTGTTGCTCCTGTTGCTCCCTCTACGCCAGCTGCTCCTGTAGGACCTTGAAATCCTGTAACACCTTGTACACCAGTAGGTTCAGGTTCTGCTAAACTAAAGTCCATTCCAGTAAAGTCCATTCCAGTTGCTCCTGTTACTCCCTCCACTTCTTCTTCTTCTTCTTCTTCTTCTGGAGCATTATATGTAATTCCGCTATCTCTATGAACTATCTCAGGATAAGTTGTATCTTCTTCTAAAGTAAAATCAATTTCCTCAGAAGGAAGTCCACTAGATGTTTCAGTTAAATCTAAACTGTACTCATTTCCAGTTGGTGCTCCAGGTTTATTACTTTGCTGTAATAAAGGCATAATAGCCTTTACCATTCCTGGTGTGTTTTGAATATCTTCTTCATGGTTATGATAAAAAGATAAAGGATCTTCGTTTACATAATTTTTAAACTCTTCTAAAGACATTAAGTCATCACCAGCTAACTGAGACAATTCAAAGTTTTTGAAATTACTATATAAGTTTTCCCAATATTTTTCGTCCATACTATTTTATTTTATTGTCTCCATTCTGGAATTTCATAATATTCGTTATATCTACTCTTTAATAAATCCATTCGTGCTCTATATGATTTAACATTTTTTGGTAATATACGTAAATTTTGTGGATTAATATTATGGTCATTTGCGTATTTCATATAATTATCGTGAGTCTCCTGCCATTTTGGATTTATATTTAGATCATCATCAAGTACTTTTAAATTGGAATTTATATCCATTAATCTATTTAATTCTGTAAGTACTCCAATTCCAGCGTCTTTATCTCCATCTCCTATTTCTTTTAAATACTTATCATGATCAGCTTTTAAGGACTCATCAGTTGGTTCTGCTATTCCAGTAGCTTTATATTTATAATCTTCTTCATCTCCAAATGTATTGTCATAAAAATAATCCATATGATAATCCATGTCGATCGGATCCATATAATTATCTGCAGCTGGGTCAGTATAGTTAATAGAATTTCTTACTTCATTCCACTTTTTATCTAACTCTTCTCCTTTAAGAGATCTATTACTACCCGTATTATCCATCGTACCGCTGGCTAGCATTACTATAGTTCTAGGATCCCAACTACTATTAAAGTTATATTGTAAAAGCGAGGTTTGAACTTGTTCAGGTAAACTATCCCATTGTCCACCAAAAACCTTATTATTATTCAAAGCTAGTTTTTTGTTACCATACTGATCAGTCCACTCTCCTTTTCCTAAATGAGTATTGTTTATCTTTTGAATATTTTCAGCTATCATATCTTTATCCTCAGCGTAGCCGGTACAAGGTTTAGGATTACCATTATCATCAACACAACCAACAGTGTTTTCTATACCTAACATAAAGTTAAGTGCAGGAACTTCTTCAGGTGAACCTTTTAAAGCTTCTAAATTACTATCATCGTATACAACAGTTTTTTCTGGAGTAAAACTTTTTATTCCTCCTTTATTGTTTAGAAAACCTGTAGTTTTGTCAATATTTGAGTCGCTTTCTACTTGCTCATTAGTTATTTCTTCTACTTGCTCATTTGTTTCATCACCTTCAATTGCAGGTGCTTCTTCAGGTGCTTCTTCTTGAGCGTCATCTGCTTGAGCTTCTGTATCATCTGCTTGATTTTCATTTACTGATTCATCTACAGTTGTATCTTCTACAGGCTTTTCTTGTTTATCATCTACTTTACTATCACTTTTTTTTTTAGAATTTAACTCATCTAATCTATCTTTTTCATTAATTTTGATTTCAATGTTTTGTTTTTTAGCTTGGTCTTCAATTAGTTTTCTTTGATTTTCGCTTAAAGCTGTACCTGATGTATTTATAACTTCTTTACCATTAGGTCCGTCTACTACTATCAAAGATGGAGTACTTGTAGGTGAAAACTTATAAGTGCCCTCATCAGTTACTAAATCTTCTTCAAAATTAAAATCGCTTTTTTCTCCATTTTCATCTTCTATTTGATAAGTAGGAAATTTTGCTTTAGGGTTTTGTTTATTATTTTTACTACCAGGCTTTGGTTTATTTTTGTTTTTATTAGCGTTATTAGATGTAGGAGTAGTAACTTTTCCAGAAAGTCTATCTTCTGTATCTCTTTTTATTTTATCTTTTTGACTTAATTGATCTGCACCAATTGTTTGAGATGTTTTAAGCATGTCGTTTAGATAAGTAGGTAATATACCACTACTTGGATCATATGTTCTATAAAACTTCTCTGCTAATGCACGTTGATCTGTGTTACCTGGTTTCCAAGCTCCACCAATAGCATTTAATTCATCACCACTAATTTTTCCATCTCCATCTTCATCTTTTAAACCAAAATCCTCTAACATTGTTCTAAAAGGATTTTCATTGTCTCCATAAAAATCACTGCTAGCATTTCTTGCTATTCTATTTAATACATCTGTCCAGTTCTTAGACATGCCTTGATTATCATCTAGAATTTTACTTACGTCCATTTGACTTAAATGCTTTTCATAACCTGCAAAAGTTTCTCTAAAATCATTATAGGTATTAATATCATTTAAATCTGTCATATCTTTAAACTTACTAAACTTGTCTTTGTAATGCTGGTCAAAAGCTTCAGTTTGTAAAGCATTTCTATCCTCTCCACCGTCTCCATATGTTAATATACCAATAGCTCCAGACTCTACATCTCTATTAAATTCTCCTGCGCTTATAGTTCTAACTTCTTCTTCATACACTGGTTCACCATTTTCTATCACTGGTTCTCCATCCTCACCCATTTTTGGTGTACGTATATCAAAAACAACTTTTCCTGATTTAGAATCCCATCTTGGAACTTTTTGGACACCTGGCTTAAATAAAGCAGTAGTATCAGCATTAGTTCTAGGATCTAATGATCCGGGAGCTTCGTTGTTTATAGATAAAGCAGCATCCATCTTACCCTGTACACCAGCAAAATTACCTTGAGCCATAGAAGTTTCTTTTACACCCTTCATTAATTTATCTCTTTGCTCGTTAGCAGCTCTAATGTTTTCTTCGTAAATAACGTTTCCTTGCTTATCTTTTAATGGATTACCTTCACCATCTAATTTAGGTACTTTATTTTGTAAAAGATTATAATATTCATCTCTCATACCGCTCATCATGGCCTTAGTTTTTTCAGTATAGCCAGTGTCTGGTTCATAAGAGTCTTGTAACTCTTGATATTGCTGCATGCCCATATCTAGCTTACGCTGATTTTGAGCTAACCAATTCATGTTGGCACTTTGATTTTGCCTTCTTCTTTGGTCTAGTCTGTCAAATTCATAGTTAGTTTGTTTCTGAAGTCTTTGTGTCTCTTGATTTAAACTCTCTAAGGATTTATTTATATTTGTTCTTTCTGATGTATAACCCATTACTATCTATTATTTGCGTTGTAACCTCCTCCTTGTAACAGCATTAGCCTGCCAAGTGAGTCAAAGTCTAATTCAGGATGATCTTGTAAGTATTGATTAAGTTCTCTATTAATACTATCTGTTTGTGATCCAGCAGCAATATTACCCGCACCGCTTACAAAGCTACTAGCTATATTACCAAACGCTGCCATTTTTTGAGCTTCTGCTGCATACTCTTGAGCCTCAAATTTATCAATTTTATTTTGAGCCCTATCTAGTTGCTGCATGTCTCTAGTTTCTTGTTCTTCAAAAGCCCATTTAGCTCCTTGTGCTTTTTGTTCATTTATTTTCATTTGAGTAGACGCAGAGTTTTTAGCGTTTTGAAGTTCTTGTTTTTGAATATCTATAGAAATACCTTGTTTAGATTTAAGCGCCGCCTGAGCTAAAGCTGTAGCTCCACTAGCTCCACCACCAGTTGCCATTATTGTATCAAGAGTATTAGCTAACGCCATGTCTGCTTCTTCAGCTTCTATTTTAGCTGCTTGTGTAGCAACACCAACTTTTTCAGCTTCATTAGTTAAGCCTGCCATAGGATTATATATAGTTTGTCTATTGGCTTCTAACTGTTCCATTAAAGTTTCTTGTTGTTGTTTTTTAGCTGCAAATTCTTTTTGCTGTTCATTTGCTTGATAAGCAGTGTAAGCTCCCATACCTACTCCTGTTAACATACCCGCTGATGCTGTTGCTGTTGATGCTCCCATATTATATTTTTTTTGTTATTAAACTATAACCTCCATCTCCCTCTACAAAATTTAAATCTTTTAGTTTTTGTATATATTTTTTATTATCTCCAAAGAATTGTAAATATTTGTATCCATGTGCTTTACACACGTTCTCTACTCCTGATATTAACAACTCTATAGCTAGTTCTCTGTCTTTTTCTTTGTATTTCTTATCAGACAAAGGCCACTCGAATATCGCTACTTTAGAATTAGTAGTATAAATAAATGTAGATACAATAGGTTTATTATTTTTTTCTACTATTAAACCACTAGTTCCATTGTCTGGTAAAAAATCCTTATTAGGCAATACTTCAAAACCCCAGTCTTTCCACCATGTTTCAAAAGTTCCCCAATCGCTTTCGTTTATTCTTCTTATATTAAATTCCATTTTATTGTGATGATACCACCCATTTACTTGATACTGCATAAAGTTCTTTCATTCCACCAACATCAGTTTGATTATCAGTAGAAAATTGAACTGTAGCAAAAAATCCTTTTATACCACTCATAGAAGAACCAAATACTACTTCTCCTTCAAATGGTACACTATTATTTATTAGATTTGCACAGTATTTATTTTCTTTTAAATAAAAACCTGAATACTCTGGCATTTGAGTATTAGGATTAGTATACAAACCTTCTTCTAAACTGAACACAGGGTTTGTAACATCGGTTGCTGCATTATAAGTTCCACTAAATACATTAAACATTTGTTCTGTGGCATCTGATACAAAATGATCTACTCTCCATCCATTAGTTCCTTCATAAGAAACTGTTTGAAAGTTTTTACTAATAGAAGGATTAGGATTAAAAATAAATTCAATGGAAGAAGTATATTGAACACCGTAAAAATTACCAAATTTAGGACCATCATAATGCCTGTAAACATTGTGTCCATCTACACTGAAAAAGTCGTTTTTTAAACTTTCCATGACAGCGGGTTTGTAAGAAAAGAAACTTACCCAACCATTAATCGCTTCATCAAAACTTACTGTGTTATAATTAAATTCTGGTGTACAAGCGTTTGTAGAGCCTTCATAGTTTTGTAAAGATACTACATAGTTTTTATTATGAGTATCAAAAGCTCCCTGAACTACATCTTTATTAGTAAACACAAAATTAACACTTTCAGGCCATACAGCTAATCCAAATTGAGACGGGCTCCAAGGAATAGAAGTAGTTATAAAACATCTTCCATTTATACTAGTGGATGATACTGAAGTTACAAATAAACCAGGAATTGTTTTATCATTAATTTGTATTAAAGATCCTATTGGAATATTGTTTGAGCAATCACAATCTATGTCGTCTACATATATAAAACCAATAAAAATAGATGGATCTAATCCTTCATCAAAATAAGAATAGGTGCTTGTTGTTACAATAGGGTTGTCATTTATTAAAGCAAGTTCGTCTCTAAAATAATCTGTCATACCATAATTAGATATTTCAGTTATTCCATCCATTGATAATCTTAATATAGCACTTCTATATTTATCAGATAAATACTGTCTAAATCCAAATTGTGCCCATGATTCTGGATTTTTACTAATACCATATTCACCTTTATAAGGTGTTACTTGACCAATGACTAACTCGGTAGAGGACACAGCTGTGCCAGCACCTTCAGCAGAATAAATAGCATCTTTATCTATTAAAGCTCTACTAATTTTATTTTCTTGAAAAATTGTTAGGTTGGTATCATAGGCATATAATTTTTGTATACTACCATTTATTGGATCTAAAGAAACTGTTATTGAACCATCAGCATTGTTGAATACATTTGTTTCATTTAAACCAGTTCTAGAATTATATATGCCTGAATAGATTATAGTGTTAAATCTATTTTCAGCTAAATTTTCATCTTCTACTAAATAAGCTTTAACTCCAAAATCTACAGTAGTATTATTATAACCTCCTCTAATTCTTGCTTCTTCAATAGCCCAATTTCTTTCTCTACCTTCTTCTAGTGAAGGTGTAGAATTTATTAAACTACCACCACAATCTGGCAAATCATCTCCAGCATTATAAATATCCCAGTCTCTACCACCCCATGGAAAACAAGGATATGCGTTAGTAACAGTAGGATCTTCTAAATTTGGTTTAGATAAATATTTACCCCAAGGAATACCAGGCCACGTAGGTAAAATATAAGGTAAGGGTTGTGTATCTTTGCCTCTTCCTCCACCAGTTAATACACTTGTTGTAACTGTAGATTCATAATCCCATGTTCCTCCAGCACTTTCTATTTCGTTTCTAGGATTTTCGCTAGTATCTCCAACAACCTTCTTTAGCCAAAAAGAGTTAAAATATTTTATAGGTATCTGATAAGCCATAATTTATAATCACTTTATTTTTTAATTAATTACCTTATAAGTTAGATAGCAAAGGGCAATTAGTTCTAGTGGACCACCATGGTAAATAAACTGGTACTTCAAATTCATAATACATGCCGTCTGCTGCTCCATTTTTATCCGTTGCTCTTACTACTACAATATATCTTCCACCAGGCATACCATTTCCGTATTCATGAGGACCACTCCAAGGTTGTTGAGGAAAGTTATTAGGATCTTGTACAAATCCAGCACTTAAAAAAGCTTTAGCTACTTGATTATATCCTTGACCTGTATTAGCTATAGGATTCATAAAGAACCTTTGTAAATTGTTTATGTTACCTAGTTTTGTTGTTGGATCAATTCCACCTAAATAAAATAAATAATTTAAAATATTTTTTTCTTCAGCTGGTCCAATAGCTTTATCTTCATTAATTTCCCAATGACCTTCTCCAAAGTTTTTATTCTCTGAAGGGTTTTCCGGAGTTACTGGAGAAGTTTGATCATACCCTGGATATCTTTCATACTTCCATGTAGCATGCTCACTATTCCATTGATAAAAAGTGTTGGCGCCATTTTGCAATTTCATAAAAGCTGGTGTATTAGCAGGATCTAAAGGATTACCTCTAAAATCAACAATTTGTTGTTTTGTTGACTGAGTTAATAATTTATTTAAATCTGGCCAATAATGATAAGGAAATATTTCTAGTGGATCTACTATTCCATTTCTCTGATTATACTTGAGCCCTACTATACTCTCTCCACCAATAGCTGGTGAATCATTTAATTGACTAGATTTATTTTCCCAATATATAGGACCGCTCGGTATATAATTTAAAATAGAATTTTTACCTGTTGCTGGAGGAGTTCCTTTAAATGTTTGATATAAACCAAAAACAACTTCTCCTGCTGGTTGATAATCCATATAACAGTCAGGATTATTACCACTTAATCCACCACAACCATAGTTACCCATAGTGCCAACTTCAGTAGGTTCGTCAACGTTAGGAAATCTTCCAGTAGGAGTAAAAATATCTCCTAAAACATTAAAATCACCTATTAAATCTTCTTGTTCTTCTCCAAAAGGAATCATCATACTTACTTGATACATTCTTGGTATAGACCATTCTATTTCTCCAAATGTACCCGCTGTGTTTCCGCCAATTGGGAATGTTTCAGTTGGTTGATCACTTCCCCAAGCTCCATTAGCTACTCTAAATTCTCCATCCCAATCATATGCAGAATTAAATTTAGTTAATCCACAACTAGGATGTATTTTAACATTATCAGCGTTAGGTCCTTCATCTTTACCCATGTATAAAGGTGCGGAAACTTTAACTCCATCGTGTATATTAGGGTAAGGTATACTATTATAAGGAGGAGCTGCATCAGGAAAGTTAGCAGATTGAGTATCTTCCCATTGGTCAACATCATATAGATATTGTAATTGTACAGTTTGTTTATTTCTACCATCACCACATAGTAGGAAATTATCAGCGTCAGAAGGTGTAGAACTTAAATCAAACAAAGCTGTTTGATCACTAGGCCAACCGTCAGGTTTGTTAGCAGTTGGACTATATGGAGGATATCCTTCATAATAATTTCTTAATCCAAAATACCCAAAACTTCTAAAACCACTAGCACCACCACATCTATTTTTAGGAGACGCTTCTTCTACATCTCCACCACAACCTTTTAAAGTATCTTCAGTTTCTCCCAGTGGGTAACCAGGATCTAACTGTCTATCCCAAAATACGTATTTATTTGAATCAGGTTTTATCTTTCCAAAATTCAACGGTGCGTTAGGAATTAAACTTTCTTTAACTATAAACTGATCTAAAAATCTTTTTTCATCAGTTAAATTTTCTCCTGGCCAAGAAAAAGTTCTTCTTATAACACTACTTAAACCAAATTTTTGTCCACCTTGTTCAGCTCTTAAAGTAGTAAACACAGCATCTCTTGGATTATTTATAGGATTAACTCCGTCATCATATCCTAAATTATTAGATCCATCACAATTTACTTCTTTTAACCAACTTTTTAGATTAGTGCTTAAAGCACCTCCATTTACATCTAGTGCCCCTCTATCAATAGGTTCTCTGTTAAATACATAACCTGTCGCTTCAACATTGCTAATAAGTCCAGTACTTAGATCTGTAAGTGCAAACGTAAAAAAGAATATATTTTTAGCAGGATCTTCCCAGCACAAAAATCCAGGACACCCGCCAGTATTACATGGAGCAATACTAATATTATATTCACCTACACCTACTGAATTTAAGTCAAAAGCTCCAAAGTAAGAAGTTCCGTTACCATCTACTACATTTATCAACTCTACCTCAACACCTGCTCCTAAAGGATTTCCCGTAGGCCCAGCAGCTTGAAAATCGTTAGAAATAACATCACCATAATCATCTGCTTCACTCCATGTTATATCAACTTGAGTTAGTCCAGAAGGTATAGTGTTATCACTATTTTCAATATCGTAGTTTAGTTGTTGTATTAAACCCGAAGTAGTTGTTTCCCAAAATATGTCTAATAAAGATTCTACAGGTTTGGTTTCTAACACCGCTAAAGTGGGTCCATAACTATATCTAGTATTTCTTACAACTTCGCTGTCTGCAGGTGCATCAGCAGGGCGAAAATATTCTGCTTCACATAAATTACCACCATCTCCTTTACGAATCCCAAACATATTTTCTGTTTCAATTCTAGCAATTAAAGGATTAGTATCACCTTTATAAAATAAATTAGGTATAATAGGAAACGCTGGACTAGTAGTTAAATCTCCTAATCCTAATTTTTCCATGGAAGCTATTGCAATTACTTTATCTCCTAAAACATTTGGTTCATATTGTCTACTTGAATAAGTATCATCAAAAGTAGCTCCACCATCCAAAAGTATACTTTCTACTCGTATAAATACTTCTTCTCCACTTCTAAATTCATCTTGTAAAGGTCCTAATTCTTGTAAATCTCTAGGAACTTTATTTATATTATCACTAAATAATACAATATGCGATGTACTTTTTGACTGACCAGTAGGATAAATCATTTGAGGAATAGCTCCATACTCTTGATCTACCGATGTTGAATCTGAAGAAGGTTCAGCCGGATCAACATTAACTAATGTAGATATATTAAAAGGTGCAGTATTTGATGGATTTTGAAAACACGGATAACCAGCCATAGAACCTGGAAGATATACATTATAATATTCTTGCTGTTGTTGTTTTACGACGATTTTATAACTATACCATCCTAAAGGATTTTCCTTAGGTGTAAGTACTATACCTTGAATGCTAGGCACGGGAGAAGGCGCACATCCTGGGAAGAAAGCAGGCCAACCAATTACAGTAAAGTTAGCACCATTAGTCCAACCACTTCCCGGGTCTCCAACTCCTGTAAAAATGGCTTCACCACCTGGACCTACTTCAATTCCTATTGTACCTGTACCTCCTGAACTATTAGCTATATCTACAGTAAAAGTACACCCAGCTAAAGCCGGGTTAAAAGGAGGAGTTGGGTTAGTAATTTGTATAATAACCGAATCTATTGATCCGTCATCTTTAGAATAAACACCTGGATATCCTGTATTGTTTTTAGCTTGAGGAATAGCATTTTCAAAAGTTATATTAAGCATATCACCAGGCCATGTAGTAGGATCTTGCAGCGCTACGTAACGAACTGAATACTTATCTTGAATAATTTGATCTTCAGGATTTTTATAAGTGTGGAATATTGTAGATCCTTTTGCTTCAGGATCTTGATTATCTACTTGAACCGAAGATAATATTACATTGGAAGATCTTCCATATCTATCTGAAAGCACCACACCTACTTGATATGTTCTATTTTGCTTTAAAGTGTGGTTTTGATACTCTTTTCTTACATTAGCTACGCTACTAAATAAGTTGCTTGGAGGAGGATTACCAGGATCTACATCTGGAATTTCAGGTTTATCTCCAATTTGCAACGTGTAATTTAAATTTAAAGGAGTAGAATGTTTATCTATAAAATTTCCATACATTACTCTATTTCCAGAAACTTCTTGAGCTAATGCTTTTACAGGAACTTGAGAACTGACCCAAGTTGTTTGATTAGGAACAACTGTTTTCCAAGGTTTTCTACTTTGGTAATTATAATAAAGATTTTTAGAATTAATAGAACTAAAATCATTTAAAGTTAAAGTATCTAACACTGTTATTTTATTAGAGTCAGCTTCTTTATAAAGTATTTCAATTTCTTTAATTTTTAATTTAGATTCTACTTCACTCCAATTCATATAATCAGGTTGTTTAGCTGAACCTGAATATTGCGTAGCATTAACTAAATTTCTATGCGTAGGCGCTAATAATCTTAAAGTAATATCTGTAATCTTGTTTTGCATAAAATCTACTACAGTAGTATCAAACGTAGCAGATTCTTGACCTACTAAGCCAGGCACAACATCATTAGCAACTCCAGTTCTATCATTTACACCATTAGTTACTGCATTGTCTCCAATAAAATATCCATCTTGTCTAGGTACAAAAGCTATTTGAGTAAAAGGTGCCGCTAAAGAATATTCATTATCTTCAAACTTAAACCTATAACTAAATCTTACAAATCTATTTTTTAAATAATCAGGATCACCAGGCCATGCTGGTAGATAATCAGGATTTAAAAATTGAAAATATAATATATCTCCTATTTCCAGATTAGATATTACATTAGGAACAGCCGTAGGATTATCTGGAGTAACTATACTTATAACTGTAGTGCTTGTTCCATAGTCTACTTGTACGTTGTCTACAATGACTGGAGTAGTGTTTACCGCAGCGCCAGTCATTAAATTTCCATCATTACCTATAAAACCAGGTGTGTTTGGTTTTATATTATCGTAACATCCAAAAACTTTAATATCGTTAGCGTTGGGAGCGTTTAATTCAGAAATTTTAGCAGCTGTATGTATAGGTAGATACTCAGAAGTGGTATCTAACATAGTAGATTCAAACGGCGGTTGAAGAGCAGGAGAAATACTTTGAGTATTTTCTTTTAATAAAGATATAGCCTCATATGGGTAGTACTTAGAAACAGAGATTTGATCTTCATTTGTGTAGTGTCCTGGAGTAGCTAAAGTAATATTTATTTTTCTAGGTTGGTTTCTATTATCTGTCCAAAATAATAAATCTTCTAGTAAATTAACTCCTGTTATTAAATGAGTAGTAGAAAAATTTAAAAAATTTCCTTCTACTAATATTGTTCCTAGATTTGATCTTAAATCGTATTTTACTATATAGCAAGATACTCCACTTACTTTATAAGTTGGATTACTTAATTGATCATATGAACAATCTGTATAATTAGTTAAAAATAAATAAATAGCATCCCCAGTATCATCTCTTAATTTACCAATAGCTACTAAATTATCATCATCTAATCCAAAGTTGGTTTTAAAATCATTTCCTAAAACCGTTTCTAATGCTCCTACATCATCTCCTTCTGATCTACTGATTTGCACATTTTGCCCATCCCTATATTGACCATTGGGTAATATTCTACCATCCATGTCCTTGTTCATCTTGGACTGGATAAATGTATTTTTAACTTCTGGCATTTAATTAATATTTAATCCATTTAGATTTTCCTCGCATAACTTGTACAAACTCGTCAGGTTTAATATTAGATAATCTAATTTTTGCGTTTCTTAACTGTGCTCTTCTATCCTTTTTATAACGTTGGACTATATGCTCAGGAATATTATTTCTTGAAGCTAATATATTATATGCTATGTGCATATATAAAGCTTCTTCAGCTAGTTTAGGAATCTTAGTATCTTCTTCATACGCTAATCCATCTGATATATATTCAAATAATATTAGTCTTTCACTAAGATTACTACTAAATGATATTTTTCCTTCTCTTTTATTTATAGTAAACCATCCATTATATTGACTTAATTCTGGTTCTAATCCATATCTTTGCCCTAGTAAAGCAACTTCTCTTCTTGCATATATACTGTCCCCAATACCTTGTGAGAATATCGGCTCTACAGATGGTTGATTAAAAGGGTGTATATTTTGCCATCTCTCTTCAGTCATTGAAGTACCTTCTAAGTTCTCTCCAAAATCGTCTTGTACTGGAATACCATACCCCTCACTTGGAAAATTAAAACCAAAAGGACTATTAGTAATATTAGTGTCCTGTATAGGCATTTCAGTAGGATTACTAGTTAAAGTAGTAGGATATATAATATGTTTTACACCTTGTCTATCTACCCATGAAAGATTTACATAATTAACATAATCTTGTGGTAGTATTACAGATAAACTAGGAGGGATAGTAAGTTCTTGAGATTGAACAGATCTTAATGTATCATATGAAAACTCTTGCAGCCCTCTTTTAGCATAAAACAAAACATCACTTCGTTTTACTCTTGGTATTAATTTATCTCTTCCAACATAACCTATCATAAAATTATTTACTAATTCAAATATAGATATGTATTGATAATCACCATAGTTAGGCGCTCCATCAACTAATTGTGATTTTAGTCTTACTTGTATGTACCATCCCGCAGTAACAGCATTAGCTGGTTGTAAATAAGTAGGAGATAAAGGATCAGCATCAAAAAACTCTATAATACTAAAAGGTTGTATATTGGAAAACTGTGAAACCCTAAACCCATAAGTACCAGCAATACCTCCATTAGTGCCATCCCATAACACATATGGATCTAATCCACCTGGGCTAACTAGTAATTCAAAATTATTTAAATGAAAATCAGGGTCAGTGCTTATCCATGATGTAGCACTACCTAAAGTTAATGTTTCGTCAAAAGTATATTTGTAAGAAGTGCTTCCATCAGCTATAACAGACTGGTGACCTACGTAGTATTGTTCATTGGTTTCATTTATTAATCCACCATTTGGAGTGTTAGTTAGAAATGACATATATTAGCTTTTTTGATTTACTTCTGTTGCTTGATTTTGTGCAGCTGCCGCTTGTACTATTTGAGGATCTCTAATCACTACTCCTGCATACATTAAAATTTTAATTATTACTTCAGTTTGTTCTGTAGCATCTAGTTCAAAATCAACTGAGCCATTAGTTGGAATTATAACTCCAGGCACACCTGAAGGACTTCCATCCCAAATATATTGACCTTGACTACCTATACCATATGCCCAAATTACGTTTCTTGGTTTTCGTATATAAGATAAAGAAACAGCTTTAGTAATTTCTTCAGGATAAACGTAAGTTCTAATACAATCTTCACATAGTAGAGTACCAGTTACTGGATCTATAGGTGAAACATTGCCTTCTTGTATGTACATTGGATAATTTGTTGTTGGTCTAGTAAGTTTAGACATGTATAAATGTAGATATTCGCCTCTATTAGTCATTTGTAAGGCTTGTTCGTTTTTATACATTATAGTACCTATTCTATGTACATCTTCTGGTAAATAAAAATAAGGAACTTCTGAACCAGCTGGATTGCCTGTGTAGTAAGCAGCGTTTCCATAGGTTTTAAATATAGATATTTTTTCTTCTATATTATCTACTCTATCTGCATACTCATCCTCCATGCCTGGTAACCTTAATTGTTGATTAAGATCTTCAAAATATTGTTCAAATATTTCTAATTGCACTTGTGTGGCTATTTTATTAAACTCATTAGGAGTAATATAACCTCTTTGTTCTTTATTTAAAATCAATAAGACTGTTTGGTATACTGTATTTACGTTTATAGCCATTTTAATATTTTTGTAATAAAAAAGGCGGCCGCATAGCCGCCTTAATTATAATCACTTGTTATTTTAACTTTTTCTCGATAGATTTGTAAACTTCAATTCCTTCGTCTGTTTTTAAATACGCAGCAAAAGCTGAGTATGGATTTTCATCAAAAGGTATTGTCATTAATTTTTTACCATTGCTACCCCATGCGAATGTTCGCTGATCTTGAGAAAGTTTAATTATATTAGCTTCAGTTGCTTTAATAGCAAAATCTCTAAGTTGTACATTTTCATCAGAAACTAAATCTAAGAATAAATACGGATTTCTTTTAGCAAATACTAAAACATCTCTTTTTATTTCCTTAGAGCTCATCCCTGAAACACCTGAACCAACTTCCACTCTTAATATAGCTTCTGCATGCTCAATATCTAATTCTCTTGCCATAGACAAAGCTTGATATTCAGCTTCTATAGAATCTATATCATCGTGTGCTGTTTGTACTGCATCCAATTCTTTGTACTTCTTATTTCTATGTGGATGATATAAAGAAAGTAGTTTTTGTAGATTTTGTTTTTCTTTTGGTACATGTAGCGTACCATTTTCAAAAACAATATGTTCAAGAGTAGCCATACCATCTTGTTCATCTACAAATATAGATTTTTGATTAGTAGCATATCTTATTTCTCTGTTATGTCCTTTCTCTTCATCAAACCATAGTAAAGGAAATCTTCTAGTATGTTTTGAAGCTAGTGTATATGTTAAAGGAGACATTTCATTAGAAAGATAATAATTTCTATCTTTAAGCTCCCATTTTTGTTCTTTTTTCATAATATATAATATAATTGTTTATTTTTATTTATTTTTATTCTTCGGCAGGGCCAGGGCCTGAATTAATTTCGTCCCATTGTTGTACCCACTGTGATTCTTGCTCTGCTTTACACTCTTCACTAATTGCGTTGAAATCCTCATTTAAAGCAGATATAGACTCTGAAAATTCAATATTCGCACTAAAAAATGATGTCATTCCATCTTTAGGCCATGGATTATCACCATAAGCTCCAGGTTGAATTATTGTAGATCCCGGATAATCATCTTTTGTTCTTTTACTACTTCTGTATGTTGTAGGCTTTGAAAAACTAAAAGGGTCAACAAAGAAATTTGCTTGATCAGTCCACATTGAACTACCATAAGCAAAATCATAATCATATGAATCTGCTTCAGAAAGTTCGTTTAAATCTTCTACCGCTAATAAAGCTGGTCTAAGATATAATGATCTTTCTTTAAGTAAAGGTTTTATTTGTGGAGGTGCTGATTGATAATCTTCATAACTCGTAATTGTCCCTCCTTCTAGTAGTTCTCTTAATTCATTAGTTATTTCACCGTTGTCTCGCTGTATGTCTAATACTTTTTCGTATATACTATTAACTCCAATTTGTTGATTTTTCAAAAAACAAACATAAAACAAACAATATTGAAGTGGACCATTTGGATTAGCTAATTTAGCAATAGCTCCAAAACTATCTTGCATACTATTTTTACTTGTCATTTGCCAAGATCCAGGTACAACATCAGGAATAACTAATTCTGTAGTGTAATTTAGCGCTCTATACTTAGCAGCAGCATCATCTAGATCTACCGTATAATTATTAGAGAGTTTAACATTTATTTTTCCCATAATTTATTGTTTAAAAATCCCCTCTAATTAAAGAGGGGAATTATTATATGTATCTATATAGTTTGGTTAAATCTCTGCCTGAACCTGGTCAAACAGATACTGATGCTTCCAAATGATATCTCCACCAATAGCAGCTATCACATCTTTTTGTGCGGTTAGTATTGCATCCGAACAAGCTTTACAACATGCCTCATTTGCTCCACCAGCGCCAGAAACGCCAGGTGTTAAAGATGGGCAACTACATCCCCCACCATCAAAAGTACTACCGTCGTCAGTCACAGCCAAACAATCCGCTAATGTAGCTGCAGCTTCTGATTGAGCTTCAGTCCAAAGATCCTGAATAATACTATTAAGATCTTTTCCATCTGAAGTAGAACTAACACCAGAACTAATAGCGGTTCTATTAGTTAAAACAGCAGGTTCTTGTGAATTATTCAAAGCAGAAGCTATTGCCGCAGCAAGAAACTTCTCATCATCATAAGCTATATAAGTTTGCGGATCAGATCCAAGATCTGGATAACCATAACGTATTGGATCAATTGAAATTTTTGTATAAGCAACATCCATTGCAATCGCCCAAGTAACACCCTCACTAGACGTACCAGGAGACGAGTTGAATCTAGTAACGTTATATATTATACTTCCAGTGTTTTTGTTAACTTCAATTTTGAATGATTGTTGGTTATTATCAATCGACCTAACTAATATAGCGTCTGTTAAATCAATATACGTTGATGTACCATCTGTTAAATTTACTCTTAATGCTCCCATAATTTATAAGTTATTAGCAGCTTGTACACAAAGACATCTTTCAGAAAGATAATGAACTTCCATAGCATCTAAAGATGATGTATAAGCACCACCTACAGAACCAGTAATCCATGATTTCATTCGTCTATCGTCTGTTTCAGAAGCTCTATATCTTACGTGTAAGAAAGGGCGTCTGATGTTTGATCCTAACATTTGATCATATACAGTTGATGTACCTGCAGGTATTAAAACACCTTTAATATTGTCAACCATTCCCCTTGTAGAAGCATCGTTAAGATATTTCCAATCAGTTTTGTAGAAGTCATAAGAACCTCTTCTAAAACCAGAGAAACCAAAGTTAAGTGCCATTTCAGCTTCATTGTCAAAAAGACCATAAGATGCAGCACTAGTGTTGTTATAACCACCACCAGCTTGAGCAGCAATCATATCATCAAAGTCAAGAGCAGTAGCTCTATCTAAGAATAACATGTTTTCCTCAATAGCTCCTTGTAAATCTAATTGTTGTAGTATTTGGTCAAAATCACCTAATGCACCAGCACCTGGGTTAGCAGCACCTGCAAAACCAGCGTATACATTACCTCTTTCTTCAAGAGCAGCAAACATACCTTGTGTACCAACACCTGAAGCTTGAGTTCCTGGTAAACCAGCAACACCTGAACCAGCAGCAGCTAATTCACCTTCAACCATTGCCATTTCAAGATAATCTTCATATCTTAATCTTGTTTCAGATTCAGCTTTCATGTACCATAAGAATCCAGATGTTCCGTCTTCTGTAGCAACTTCAACCCAACCAATTTGAGCAGTATCAGAACCATTAACCTCGTATTTATCTTTGATGATAATAGGTTTATTGTGGAACTGAGTAAATGATGGAGTAACTGATCCATCCATTCCTAATGTACCTTTTGCAAAGTCAGAACCATAAACAAATAATTTAAGGTTTACTGCATTTAAAGCGGCAAAGTTAGGAGCTGTGTAACAAGCACCTTGAAATGTAAATACTCCTGGGTTACCTGGGTTAGGAGCAGTAGTTACTAAACCTTTTAGTGTTAATCCAGAAGCTGGATCAAAAACTACAAAAGTTTGATTAACTCTAATTACTACTTCATTACCAGCTGGAACATTAACTGTAAAAGTAGCGTCTGTAGCAGTATCTACTTTACTTACGTTTTCATAACCAATGTGTAATCTATTTTGTTCAGACCAAATTACTTGATCAGATGTCATTGGCATTTCAGCGCCAACCATTCTTAAAAATCCAGATAATGTTCTATTACCGAATCTTTCTACTTCTTGTTCGTACAATTCAGGTAAATATTGTTGAGCAAAGTCAGCAAAATCCCCTTGATTTGGATCAGTCCACTGAAGATAATTAGTTGATAAAACTGATTGATCTTGAGTTGGAAGTAATCCAGCGTTTTGTACTATAAAATTTCCTAAAGGCATAATTTTAAGTTTTTGTTATTTTCGTTTTATTTTTAATTTAGAACTATTTACGCCACTAACAGCTTTAACTTTAAAACCATTTAAATATAAATCATCCGGAGCTTTAGTTTGTCTAACTCCTGCATCTACATTTTTAGATTTAGCAATAACATCTCTAGTAGCATCGGCTTTGCCTTGCTCATAAAAATGACTTGCAATAGTGTCTGCGTTTCTAGCAGCATACATAGCTTTATGATAACCTTTATAATCTACAACTTCTCCTTTTTCGTTTAAGAACTTCTTAAGCACATTAGAAATATCAGATTGGGCCTCAGCAACTTCATTAGGATTATTAACAGAGTATCTAAATGCTTTTTCTCCTACGGCGAAATCAAAACCTTTGAATTCTTCAGAAAAATACTTATTAGTTACATTTTTAAAATCGTCATGATGTTTCTTAGCTACTTCTTGTTCTTTCTTATAGCGGTTGAAAAACTCACTTGCTTTAGACATTTCATTATTTACGGTAGGCCTCAACTTGATTTCTTCGTAATATTTTGATTTTAAATCTTCAAGAAAGTCTTTTGCTTTTGCAACCTCTTCTTTTTTAGCGAGTTTTTTTCGACGCTGTTCTCGCTCTTCGTCGTAATCTTCATCCACTTTAAATTTTTCTTCCATAATGAAACTAATTTCATCATCATCTAAATGTGGTTTTGAATTTTTATAATATTCTTTTAGTAAAACATCTTCATCTATATTAGTATAGTCAGCATTTAATCTAATATAGTCCTTCATGTCTCCACCTGTTTCTTCCATAAAGTTTACCAACTTTTGTACACTTTCTGGCAGCTTAGGTGTAGGGAGACTTTTTTCTACTTGTGGCTCTTTAACTACCTCTTGTATAGGGCTTATTTTTTCTTCATTGACCTTTTCTTGAGTTTGCTGAACTTCTGGTTCGGATACTTTAGTTTCCTGAACACTTCCGGTAGATTTTTCAGCAGATACACCCATTGTGCTTGGCTCTGTATCGGCATTTTCTTGTTTTTTAATTTCTATTTTTGGAGTTTCTCCTTTTTTATTAGTTAATTTTTTAGGTCTTCCTGGTTTCTTTTTTATTTTAAAGTCACCTTCTTGTTTTACTTCTTCTTTTTGTTCTTCCATGATATGATATTATATAATTTACATTCCCATTTGCTGGGTTAATGATTCACCATTAGCTTGATCTCTAAAATCAGTTGGTAGTAAATCATCTTGTCTTTGCTGAATCATTGCACTTTGTTGAGTAGCCTCTAGTTTAGATCTTTGATCTTTTCTATCTTCAATCATCTGTTCTCTTTGAACTGACTTTTGTACGTCAACTTGTGCTAACTGCATATCATAACCAAACTTTTGTTCTGCTAGTTGAGTTTTGATAGCTAATTCTTTATCCATTTGTTGAATTTTAAATTGAGACTTTCCTTGTTCAATTTGTAATTCTGTTTGAGCTAACGCTTGTTGTTTTTGTACCTCAGCCATTGCAGCTTTTTCTGCAGCTTCTGCTTGAGTTTGAGCTTGCATTTGCATCATTTTTTCTTGCTGTTGTTGATCTTGTTTAGCTTTTTGCTTACGCTTAAGCTTTAATAGTTGATTGGCTAATTTTAAATTATTTATTTGACGTATGTCAATTGCATCTTCAAGATTAATTCCACCTTGCTGCATTGCTATTTGTATATTTTGTTCCAATACTTGTTTTTCCTCTTCATCAGGTTCAAGTTCTAAGAATATACCAAAATCGTATAAATGCAATTCTTTTATTTCTTCTAGTGTTGCTACATTGTACAAACTAATACTATTTACTAGAGCTTCATTTGTTAGTGCAAACTCTAATGAATCTGCAATTCGTAAAGATATGTTTTCACAAGCTCTAAGCGTAAGATATAATCCGGCGTCTAGTATATGTCTAGTAGCTACATTTGATTGTGCTACGGCCAGTTTCTGCAATCCTAAGAGTGCATCTTTATCTGGGTTACTACCATCTCTTGCTTCATTGAGTCCAGTTACATCTCTTATCATTTGTAAGTAATACTGATAAGTTTGTATAAGACTTTGTATCTTAGCCATACCATTATTACTATTCAATTCTTGTATTGGTATTTTACCTGGATTCATGTCTCCATCCTGCGTCATTGATCTACCTACAATGCTACCAGTTTGGAAATACATATTTAAAGCTTCTTTTGGATTATAACTTGTACCACTACCTAAATCTACCTCTGCTAACCCATCAACGTCTAGATAAACCCCATCAGGAACCATTCTAGATAATACTTGTTGTAGTTTTAATGAAGTAAGTTGTATCATATCAGCAAAGCTAATCATTCTTTCTACTAAAGAAGTTATACGACCTTTATACAAATCTGGAGCACATAATACATAATTCATGTTTACTTTACATAAATTAGACTTAGGACGTGTCATATTATTAGCTACCTTCCACTCTAACATTATAGGATGTCCTAGTATTTTTGCTCCACTATATAATACTTCTATTGATCTAGATACTCTATCAAAATTATCATTTGGTTGTGGATTAAACACATCAGGTTTTTCTAATGCTTTTTCTAAACCACTTGCTGTTTTCTTTATTTTAAATACTTGCTCACCATATGTTTTGTATTCAAAATACAATACTTGAACGGTGTCGTCATCTCTGTTTCCACGGTAATTTCTTCTGTAGTTAGTATTACCAGGAAATTTTTGAATCATATTTAATTCGTCAGCTGTTAAGTTTGGAAATTCTTTCTTCAACTCTGGTAAAGATATATTCTTAACTTCACCTACATAATATATATCCTCAAAATTAGGATCATCTGTATATGAATAAACAACATTAGCTGGATCAACATAGTCTACTGTTACACCATTAGCTTTATTCCAATTAGTTTTTACACAACCTATTCCAAGTTCAACTAAATCTTTAAATAGTTTTCTTTTAGTTAACTCATATTTATTTCTAGCTAAAGTGTTGTTTATAGCTTCTTCTTCTGCTATTTCAATAGATTGCTTGTAATCTAATTGTAAATGTATTTCTAACTCTTCTTCGTTTTCTGGAACATTTTGCATGCCTTGCACTTCTGAAATATCCATCCCCATTTGGGTTTGAACTTCCATCATGAAGTCTCTAGTTGCTATATTTTTATGTAGCATTGTAGCATAATCAGTTCTTTTCTTTTGAGAAGCAGGATCTTGAGCATATGCTTTAATATCATATATTTTCTCTGACATCCCATTAACTACTATATCTACAAATTTTGGAATAACTGGAACAGGCGTCCAGTCTAAATTTAAATAAGATAAATCTCCATTGATAGACATTTCATCTTTATACTTTTGTATAGATTGTTCTCCTCTAGCATATAACCTTCTTCTATGAAAAACATTATAATTATTAGTATATCTAGCGCCTCCTACTCCACTTGCCCACCATTCTCCTTCTATTGCTCTTGCTACAGCTAAACCATAGTCTAAGCTCATTTTTTCTTCTTGAGGAACTACCTGATCAGGGAAAGAACTTTGTGTATTAGTATAAATCATTTATTACATTATTTTTGAAATCAATCCATTATTATCATATTTAGCAAAACCTAAATCAATTTTTTTAGTTTGTCTATCAGCTATTGGTTTATATTTATTTCTGTTACAAGCCATAATAGCTAAACCTGAACTTATAGAAGCATCATGCTTTGTTCTATTATTTATATCAAAATGTGCCCAATCTTCTAACGTTCTTTGATGGTACATATCTCCATAAGAATCATTGTAAAAGCCTACATATGAATCTATATATGCTTCTATAGCAGCAGCATGAGCTTGCTTTATATCTTCACTTGAGTTTGGTATGCCACCTATTTCTTTTTCAGATACCGATAGTTTATTCCAAACTTTATCTGGCCTGTTCATAGAAAAACCTCTATATCCTCGTCGTTTTAAGTAATATAATAATCTAGGTTTATTGTTTTCTGCGAGTATTGGCATTCCATAAAAATGCAAAGCCATAAGAACGTCTTCAAAAAATAATTCAGCTGTTTGAGGCCTTGCTAAGTATTCTAAAAAAAAGTGGTTAGGAGGAGCATCTTCCATGGAAAACTTAGTTAACCCATGAAGTGATCCTTTAGACCCTTTACCATCGACAGTACCACTAATATCATAAGAATCACAACCAAATGCTCCGATATGATTATTTCCAGGTTTTTTATGTCCATCTTTTATTATTACATTATTTTGTAAATTATTAGGTGGTATCCAAGATATTTGAAATCTTCCATTTGAATTAGGAACAAATATTACCTTTGTATCAGGTATACCTTCCCACCACTGAAAACTTCCAGTTGTAACAGCAGCTTTATTATTTAACTCTTCATTATAATCTATTTGCTCATAAATTTTAGTTAAGTTAAACAAAGATGCTTTAGTCTCATCTCTAAAAGCGTGTTTTTCAGTTCTTGGGAACTGTCTATAATATTCGTTTAAACTATCTTGATCTGACTTTAATCCTTCAACTTCGTTTTCCCAGTGTTCGGAATACAGGTAGTCCAAAAGTATCCATGAATCCTTCGTAGTTCCATTCCATAGGGATGAAAAGAGAGTAGAGGCCAGAACTTGTTTGTCCGTTTCTATTTCTTTTTGTAACGTCGCTATTGTAGTATAGTTTTTTGAAGTTGTTTCCACCTTTATCTAAAGCATTTGAAGTTGAGCCCATCATACACTTACCTACAATTCTTCTTCCTAGTCTTAATGTAGTTTTTGTAACTCTCCAGTTATTTAATATGTTATCAGGTCTTTCCCATTTACCACTTTCATCATGTGCTAGTAGTTTTAGCTTTTCCCCATCATATGAGTTATCACCTGTGTTTTTCCAGTCAATAGTCGTATCTAATCCATGCAACTCTTTAAGTTTAACATTGTCATCTAGTTTACGTCTAGTAAGTTTTGAAGCTGGGACTCTATATGCCAATTCGGTCTTAGGACGATCCATACCATCCTGGATCGGCTTGAAGAAAAACGGATAGTTAACGGATATCGGGAC